CGATCTACGAGCGGTCTACACAGTAACGCCATCGTCTGAAACGTAGTGTGCATAAGTCCGACCCTTCGCCGGGACTAGCCTGAATCAATCACCATCCCGCGGCCAAAGGATGGGTAGTTTATAGACCGTTATGCTAACAGTCCCATTGCCTCTTCAAGAAAGGGTGCAGCTTTCTCCAAAGCTGGCAGCGCCTGTTTGACGAGGAAATCTCTCCCAAAGTTCATTATGCTGGGCGCGTACTTGTCCATAAGCGGGCCAAGAAAACCCTTGGCGGCCTTTAACCCTGCTTTAACATGCGCCGCATGATTGTCGCCATAATTGACGACATCAGATGATGCATGGCCACTAGACACAACCTGCATTAGGCTGGGCTTGTATGGCTTCGCTGGGGTTTGCGAAATGAATGTTACCGAATCTGCAGTCTTGAGTGCTTCGACGTGGAGTATGCAATCAATGTCGAACACTGCATTAGGAGTGGCGCCTGTGACAAACACAACGATGTTCGACCAACCAGTAGTCAGCAAAGAGGACGGATCCGAAATTGATGAACTGGTTGATGAGGGATCGTTATATCGGTAAAAGTTAGCAGAGGAATCAATGCGCTTGAACGGGACAGACAGCCCAGTTTTCACGAGTTTGTCGACTGTGACATCTTCAAACCATGCCGAGTTCGCTATTTCAGTCAGAGTGGAAGGCCAATAGTTGCTACCATAAGCCTGGGTACTGTGATTGATGTCGGGAATCAAGGCAATGTGAACTGAACCGGCAGCTTCGTCCGGACGCGACTCATAGTCGAGTTTGATACCTCCGCCTACAGTTCTGATAGTGCGAAAGTCATCTCCCATCGTGGTGGAGAAGTCAGTGGTGACACCGGCTGTCCATGTGATGGCACCGCCTGCAGAGATTGAAGCAGGTGCGGTGTAAGATCCCGCTGAAAAGGGACGAAACGTCATGGCTGCGAAGCCATTAGCGTCGGCAGTGAGCACCACGCGCTCATTGAGCGTGGCGGCAACACTGGGCAACGTGTTATCGTCGGGGATCTTGGCGCCACGCGCATGATCTGCGAATGGCTGGAAGTTTGCTACTATATATTTATCTAACGGTGCCGTAGCGGTTGGCACACGATTTTTCTTGTTTTTGGTGAGCGGGTATGAACCTTTCGGCATCTGACGGGCTCACGCCAGATATTTTCTCGTTGTGGTATCCTATGTTTATCTATAAGGCAAACACCACACTAGAGGCCCGGGGTTACCGCGTATCCTCTCCTTATCTCACCGCACGGTGCCGTCAAACCACCATGTACGAGTTTGCTGATGGTTTGCGTATGATGCGAGGCGGCTGTGTTGGTCCCCACAGCTGGGGTTGTTTGAAGCTTTTGAGGAGATCATTCCGTCTCCTATGATTGGGCTGCGTCTAGAAGACGCCGTCGACACGACAGCCGTGGTCAAGTTTACCACAGCTTATCGACACACCCGGTTGAGTCGGCCACCGAGATACAATCTCGTTAAACTCAGAAACCTCAAGTTCATACAAAGTGTAGAACTGTTCGGCAATGAGCGTATGGTCGACGGTTACTGACAGATCGTCGTAGAGCCAGGTTTTGTAAACCGGAACGGCCCTAGATTTATGACTGCCAGCGAGTTTAAGCATCACGCCACCCAAAAGAGGGATGAACTCGTAATGCTTATAAGATGCAGCAACACCGCCCATATATGCTGCTACATCATCATCCCGCACTGGTGCATGCGGCATGAGCGTCTTTGCCAGAGCGCGGAAGGGTTTTGGACCCCAAACTCGCACTCCCTCCTGGACTTTCCAGAAGTATCCCGAGCAGTAATCCAGCGTGTCATAGTCGTATTGCTGAATTACATACTTGTGCCCTAAATGCGTCATGGCGTCATTGACTACGCCAAGAGCAATGGGCTTGGGGGTAAAGATAAGGTTGTCGTCGCCATTGGCGACTACGACCCAGTCATCTTCGTGACTGCGAAGTGCGTACCCGGTTGCCATGAAGTTACGGAAAGTGTTGCCTCCCGAGGTGTTAATTACCCCAGAGCACACTTTCCCTCGACAGCTATATTTAATACCACTAGCTGTACGGCCATCACAGACGCATTGGCACTTCAAATGTTCCAACGTCCGCTCATCCAACAAAGTTGTTGAATAGAATTGCATTTCTGCCTTAATGGCCTCCTCTTCATTACGTGCGTCATAGCGGGAAAAATCGCCACCATAAACCAACCAACCAATTGATTCATAGTATGATACTATTTCTCCCAGCTTGACAGCTGACATACCCGCAGACCAGACAAACTTGCTGGTCATCTCCTGCAATATGGGCTTGACTCCGTTACACCACGCCCAATAGGGTGTGGTCTGAACGAGGTAAGCATCATGCTTGCCGGAGATAAAGCGGGGGTTCCGGCTTTTCTCCTCCTTCCACATTGACCATTCAACTTTGACGAATGCTTTCGTGCGAGGGTTAGCCATGACGTGTCCGTTTGCTTCAAATAAACGAATGAGGGCGTCACGGCGACCCTTGCTATACCTGGAAGCGAATGCTGCAACCAACTCAGTACTGAGGGTGGGAGCTGCCACATCACAGATACGCCTTGCCTGTTCAGTGGCAGAGAATATCTCTAATGCTTCGCGCCAGGCGTTGAACCTGCGGGCGGTGAGAGCATCCCGATGTAGCCCATCGGGATTGTACTGTGGGAGAAGCTGTCGAGTCGTTAACGCGACTAGCTCATTGTGGAAACAGTTCCTCGGTATCCATATCTTGCCTGCTGCAATCGTTTGTCCGGGCGAGTAACTACGGGGAGTACAACGCCTGACTGCTGGTAGAGTATACTTGGCAGTATGATGGATAGGAGGGACAGGCACAGACCGACAGCACCAGTCAGTCATAGGCCCGAGTTCGACAATGACCAAGTCACCGCTCAAACTGCTTCTCCCGTCGTTGGTGGGATAGAATTGTAATACCATAATGATCACCACCAACGCGATCACTAATTCGGGGTAATTCATAACAAAGTATTCCGTCAAAAAGAACGAAACACCCATACAAAACCAAGAATATTGGTATGTAAGAAAAACTACCACGGCGGCGATGAGTGAGAAAAGAAAGTAGTGACTGTGTACCCACACCGCCAGCCAGTACAGATGTGGCCTACTAGCGTAGAACCGACCTGCGGCTGTGTCACGGTTGATATTCCACCAATCGGCGAAAAGTCTCCCGGACAGCGGTGTGGCTTCGACAGTGCGCTGACTCTCTTCTTCCACTATCAGCGCAACCCTATCAGCCCAATTCTCCAGTTTAGAGAGTTCATGTCTTGCGACGAATCCTCGAACTACGATCATCAGGTTCCTGAGACGGTTGGCCTTCCCCCTGTTTACGTACAGATGCATGCGAACGTCTTCACGGAAGCCTTGAAAACTTGCATCTGCGGCATCAACTGGATTAGATGGTGTCTCCGTGGGGCTGTTGGAAACTAATCTAGTAAATGTTTCTGTGGATGACTTCTCTTCGCAGTGAGAAGTGGCCGTTGGTCTGGCGGCCGGTTGTGATTCTGATTTGCGGTCAGAAATGATATCAAGCAGGGCATCCACATTACCCTTTTCTTCTTCCAATGACTTGATAAGGGATTCGCTCTTAACGACCTCCCTCCAAAAACGCCGGTCTCCCTTGCGTTTACCACGTTGCTCCTTGTCGTGGCGCCCTTCGGACTTACAAACACCTTGGGCGGGTGCATCCGTAATTTCTTCAGAAATAGAAGCAGTTGTAATTTGAACCATAACCCCCAACCATAGGTCACAGCCGTGTGCAGTAATGCTTCAGGTCAATACCTTTACCCTAAGGAAGGAAGCGCAAGACATGGTAAGTC